CTTCTGACCAAGTACCTTCATCTTTTAAAATAGCAAATTTATGTAAATGACAAAAATGCCTTAATAAATCATGAATTGCTGGAAAGTCAAATTTGTTTCCATAACGAATCATGTCTGCTTTCCAAATGGTAAAAAGAGATTTGAAATTACAGAAACACGATTCATAGAAGTATCAGTAGGATTAAAATATTGCCAACTAGCATTATTTGTAAATCTTCCAGCCACTCTATTTTGAAGAATCATTTGAATATTGGCGGCATTTACTGTAATCAAGCCAACATACATACGCACTTCTTCCATCCATTCTTCACCAATAGAAAAAGAATTAATGTAACCATAAAAGTATTGATACAAACCACCTAAACCGCCAGTAGTTAATAATTGACCATCATTATCAAAAAAGCCTTTCCACATAGTTATTTGAGAACCTTTTAAATTAGTTCCTAAAACCAAACTAAGCATAGCTGTATCAATGCCGACTAAAGTAATACTTGTTTGATTGGCAGTAGATTTAATATCTCTTTGAATTTTGCCAATATCAACAAGTTGTCTTAATCCATCAAAAGGTAACGCATCAACGGCTGGAATAGTTAATTCAGAAGGGGCAGTAGAAAAACGATACTCATTATCCGCAGTAATAATACGAACAAAATCCGCATAGCGAATATTATTTGTGCCGACTACTGGTGGAATTACATTCATACAATAGCCTCAAATGCTTTAAAAGATTGATTCCATTGAATAAAAGAATCATTAGTCATAGGAACTAAAGTGTAATTAGGATATTGTTGCAAAATTACTGGAAAAGTAATGCCAATATAAGTATTGCCGCCCATGCTTACAGTAGTACCATATTGCCCAATAACCGCATTTAATGGGCTGACTAAAGTAGTAACAAGATTACGATGAACAGGAATAGAAACAGTAGTACCAACACCACGCAAAACATCAGCAGTAGCAATATACGCATATCTTCCTACCTGGCAAAAATCGCCAGCCTTAACAATATAAGCAGTTGAACTAATACTTGGTAAAGAACCAAGAACTAAAACTTTATTAGCGGAAGCGGTTTGCCATTGGCAAGCAGAGATTTGACCGCTAGTCATATCGCCTTGATAAACAATATAGTTTAACCATCCAGTAGAACCAAAATTTAAATATTGTTCTAAAGATTTATCGTAGTAACGCAAATTGGCAAGCAAATCTCTATTTTTAGAATAAAGCAAATAGTTCATTGGTTTAAATTCAAACTGAAAAGGAACATTGGTTACAATTTCGCTTGTTGAAATTCGTTGATTTCGGCTAATAGCCTGACCTACAAATCGCTGATCTGTAATTGTTACTTGCTCAGAGATGGATAAAATTGTTGTTAAATTTGGCATAATTACCTACTTGCTGGAAGGCTTCGTTGTGCATTTTGATTAGCCGACCAAACTGCATTTTGATTTTTAGCTAAAAATTGTGTGGCTGATTGAGTATCAATAGCTGACATATTAGCAATATATGGACCATTGTAAGTAATGCCACCACCGCCCATAGCATTTGCTAATTGATTATTTGGAACAATAGTCCCGCTACGGCTAGGTATAAATAATTCAGGTCCATTTTCACCTACTAAAGATGGCACTCCAACTGGGGGATTCCCACCATCGGCAAATGCTGGACCAACATAAGTGGTTACAGCACTAACTTCTTGTGGACCACCACCAAATAAACCGCCAAACATACCACTAGCACCAAACATAGAACTAATGCCTTGCATCATTAACATTCGCAATTGTATTTTAATAAGGTCTTTAATAATGCTTTGAGCTAAATCGCCAAAAGATAATTTGCCAGTATCAACAAACTTATCTAATGCAGAGTTCATATTTCCAGTAACGGAAGCAAATACATCTTCTCCCATTTTTCCATAATTTTGAGCATCTTCAGCATATTGAGCAAATGCTTTATTCCAACCAAATTCAAAAGTTCTTTGTGCTTCAATAGAAGCTGTTTCAATTTGTTGTGCAGTTTTAGCTGATGCTTCACCAAGTTCTTTTACTTTTTCAATTTGTTTGTCGTATTCATCAAGCACTTTTTGATTTGCACCACGACCAGCGGCGTTTTCTCTAGCTTTGGTAATTTCATCAATCTTCTTAGATGTTGCATCTAATTGTTGATTAATTGCTTCTTGGATTCTTTTTTCATTGGTGGTCATTCCAACCATAGCATCACGAGTTCTTAATTGCTGTAATGAAAACTTTACTTGTCTTTCATATTCGCCAGAAATAAGGCTGGCGGTATAAAGCATTTGTTTTTGTTTATCGGCTTCTGTATCTTTGGCGGCTGTAACTGTACGGCTTACATCACCACCAGTAGCTTTAACCGCTGATTCAGGATGCAATAATTTGTAAGCAAATTGTCTATCTCCATCACGCAACTTTCCAACATAGGCATCATATTCTTTAAGCCTATTCATAAAGTTATCAAACTTGCCATGAGCAATATCATCCATTGTCAATCCAACTAGATTGACTGCGGCATTAATAGTTTGGAACAGGGTTACAGTAAGTTGTCCAGCATAAATCATGCCCATAAACCATTTACTAGCAATATCCATTACAGTTTCCATTGCGCTACCAGTTTTATTTAACTGATCAAACATGGTATTTAAAGCTGGCAAAAAAGCATTGGTAAACATTACCAAAGTTTTATTTGATTTTTCAGACAATTTATCATGCAAATCTGCCGCATTAGATACAGCATCGGCATACTTTTGCCATTCGGCTGATGATTCTTGGATGCGCTGATTAAAGCCTTCCATATCAGTACCTTTAATGCCCTTACCCATAAGAGTAAACGCAACGCCAGTACGACTAGCAACATCACCCATATTAGCAATACCAGCCGTTGTCTTATTGAGCAATTGCTCTGTGGACATACTGGCTAAATCTTTAAGAGTTACTCCAGCCCGTAAAAAAGCATCTTGGGCTGTTTTAGAGCCTTGGGCGGCTTCATCAATAGATTGAACAAACTTGGTAAGAACTTTGCCAGCTTGGTCTGCATGACCACCAGATTGCTCTAAGGCTTCAGAAATTTTGAGGATGCTGGCAATACTAATATCTGTGGCATCGGAAAGATCGGACATACGATCCGAAAATTCTAATGCTTTAGCAGTCATGGCGGCAAATGCCGCTACACCAACTGCCGCTAAAGTAGGGATTTTATTGGCTAAATCAGTAAGCTGACTTTTGGCTTTTTCTATGCCCTGAGTAAAATCAGTAGTTTCTAATCCTAGCTTAACCGCTAACTGGGCAATAGTATTAGCCATTTAATGTCCTTTTAATTGACTTGGTGCGCCTGGGTGCATCATTGCAAAAGATAATAAATTCTTGCTTACTTGCTCCCGTTTTGCTTCCTCAGTTATTGGTGGATAAAGATAATCGTACTGATTCGGTATTATATCTTGTAATTTATAAGGTGAACCGCCTTTTGGCAATAAACTGTTAAAATGCCCAGCCGTATGACTTCCCAATACTTGCAATAATCCTAAATTGCCAATAACGCCATCGTTATACATAATACAAATGTCATTAAAAGTTTCTTCATCAACTGTTGCTGGGTCAGTACCATGAGCCGTTAAATAAGCCTTAACTTGCCTACGGACTGACCTTATTACTTTCCCTTTGTATCTTTATACGCTGGAGATATAACTTCACTAATCTTTTCAATTAATTCTAATTGAATAGAAAAAGGGAATAATTCATCAATTTCTGCATAAGTTAAGTCATCTAAAGAATATCCTTCTTCTGGAACTAATAACTTAATCATTTCTAAAATGCGATATTCGGTTAAATATTTATTCTTGGCAGTATCCATCATTGATCTGCCTTGAATTTTAATATCGTCTTTTTCAAAAATAATGCCTAAATCCTTATTAATTTCTTTTTTAGAAAAATCAAAATTTTTAGTTAATTCTTTATAATATTCAGTTACCTTAACATCATCTAATATTCTCATGCGTTCTAGCATGGCTTCGTATTCAGATGTAAGAGGAATCTTTACTTTAAAAGTATTTCCAGCAAGTTCAAATGAACGGATGCGGATTAGGTCTTTATTTTCGGCAAACTTTTTGCCAAATGCTTCTACTAACTTGCTCATATTTTTTCCTTATTTGCTGTTTTTTGCTTTGTATTTTTGTAATGCCAATCCTAGATTATTGCCTAAATCATTAGTAACTGCTTGAGATTGTGATTCTAAAGATGTACGCATATAGGGATGTGCCGCCATTTTATAGCTACCAAACTCTTGCACATTGGCTCTGGCATCAGATGGTATGCC